ACGAAAGTTTCTGTACTTGTGAATGATGGAGATGTGTTGTTACTGGTGATGCTAGTTGCACCGCCTTCGTATCTGAACAATTGGAAGTCACCAACGTTTGGAGTGGTGTCCGCCGCATCCGCCGCCGTCATTGATTGTTCAGTGATGTTGTATTGTGCGTACAAGTCACCCACGCTTAAACCTGTTCCACCGTTTGCTGGATCTAGGTTGTAGATCGCTGAGTGGTTTGATGCGTAAAGTGGGCTTGCCACAGTTGAGAAACTTGCACTTGATGTGCTGTAAAGTTTAGCGATTATGTTGGCACCCGAGTTGGCGCTTGTGGTTTTGAACCACACAGATCCGTTTGGTCTGTCTTCGCTTCCTGTGCCGTCATCCCATAGTGGTCTGTTGGTGTGTTTGTCTTGTAAGAATTTCACACCATTGTACGTTCCTGCTGTGATTCCTAATTCCGCTAGTACACCGTTACCTTCTTCAAATCTGATTGTGTTCGTGCCCGCAGTTGAATCGCCTATAGCTCTACCGTTGTGGAATATCTCAAGGTTACCTGTTGTGCTGTTTACACTTGCTGTAACGTTAGTAACATTCGAACCAATCGCTGTAGCAACGTCTGATAGTGCTGTACCGCCCGGGGTGATAGTTACGCCGTTCATCTTGAAATTGTTACCACTTGACACCGTTGTGCCTGAAGCGACTGTGATCAAAGGCAATGATGTGTGCCAATCAGATGTTCCAAGTTGCACCCATGTGTTACTTGCTGTTTTCTTGTAGATTTTGTTTGAAACGTGTGTTGTGTTTATTGCGTAATCACCAATCGATCCGATTGAAGTCTTAGGTGCACCAGTTGAGACACTGCCGACCAAATCACTTGTTTCGGTGATAAGTGTAGGAGTGATTGTTGTGAAAGACTGATTTGTCTTGGACCACTCAAGTATACCATACGTGCTTGATGCAAGGTCAAACCAGTATGTGCCATCTGTTGGTGCCGCCGTTGGTGCCGAAGCACTTCCGATCAATTCTGCTGTGTTTACATTTGCTCTTAATACATACGCTCTGTTGGCAACTCCAAGGAATGAGTATGCCGCTTGTAGACCCCATTCATTCAATTCATAACCATGTAATGAATTTCCTGAAGCATCTGTGTAGAATTTTGGATCTCCAAAAGTCTCTGTCAATTCTCTTTGCGAAGATATTAGGTAAGCAGTGTTGGCGTTTGCGGTCGTTGTACCTGGCGCGGTGCCTGTGCCTGCTCCGTTTGTTTTATCCTGTGATGATGCTACTATGAACAGTGGTGTTGTACCCGCATCTGATGGTACGTAGAAACTTTCATTTATTACTGAAACCTCTACTCCTGGTGATGTTAATGCCATTTTTCGTATTCTCCTTGCAAGTTACGTATATACTAGAGTTATTTATTCAATCGTATGGTTTTTACGACAGAATTTACCATTTTGACGGTGCCTATATAGGGAACGTAAATACCCATATGCAGTACACAGACAGACCTTTATGCAAGACCTGTAAGGCCAAGCCGAGGGCCTATGCCTACAAGCGATACAACAAGATTTACTGGAGAAGACAGTGCGACACCTGTATCAGGAAATCTGCTGGCAAGAAAATTGGTGGAGTAACTGCCCTACAGCGATCAGGCTACAAGAAGCGTAAGAAATGTGAACTGTGTGGATTCAAAGCACAAGACAAAGCACAAATGGACGTGTTGTTTGTAGACGGCAATTTGAGGAATACTACTTCTACTAATCTAAAAACTGTTTGCGCCAATTGCCAGAGGTTGACTAGCACCCGTAGGCTTGGATGGCGTGTTGGTGATCTTATTGCTGACGATTAAGTCGTCGACTTTTGCAAATAATTGTTTTTTTGTGCCATCGTTGTCTATAGTGAAGTCAAAATCCCAACCCATCCAATCCCATTCGGATTTATGGGCACCTTTTTGTTGCATCTCTTCCTTGCTAGGCAACACACCACGTTTTACAAGTATGAGTTTGCCTCCAGATTTCTGTATCATTTTTAGTTCGTTTTGAAATCTTGTGTCGGCTATTACTGTTGGTCTTCCGTTGTATCTCATTAGACAACTGTCAATCCATATGGCATCATGCATGTTCTGACGCATCACTTCCGTGCCAAAATACTGCAACACCCACCTAGGGGTGACGGGCTTGCCAAACTTTTCACTCCAGAATTTGTCAGGTTGTTCTCTCCAGTGCCTACTGGATTCTGTTTTACCCTCTAACATTTCCCTGTCCCAATTGAACATGGCACTCACAGCATCCTTAAGACTTTTTGCAAATGAATCTTTACGGAAGCCGTGTTTGTCGGCCAACCTGTCCGCGACAGTGCCTTTACCGGAACCAATTAAACCTACTACACCTATCAGCATAAGGTTTATTATACTATTTTTTTAGACGCTTTTCAATCTCTTTGATTGCTTCTCTGACAGATCTTAGGATGGTAATTCTTAAACTTTTTTTCTTTTCTTTCAACGCCTTCAAACTCATAATCTCTAAATCAGAAACCAATTGCTCTAGTTCGTCTAGTGTGAGGTCAGAATAATTTTTGTACGGTGAATCTGTCATGACGTAGGTATTTAAATGGAGTATGGGATCAATTAACCAATAACAAAACTGTGAGGAGTTCCGCCTTCTTGGAAGTTACCAATCTCTTGATCTAATCTTTCCATATCAGCGTTACCTTCGTTTTTCAATGCGTCACCGTTTAATGTGGTACCGCCCTGGGGTCCTGCGATGGTATTGAATTTGCCTCTGGCCTCGCCTAGCATGACCTTACAAACGGCCAAGGTGTAGTCCCTGATCCACGGCTTGGCATAGATGTCTTTAAACAATGTTATGTCTGGTCTGTAGTTATCGGTGTGCATTAGAATTGTTTCGTCGTCGGCCCTAGGTCGTTGAGTGATTGTTAATTTTTTTGTGGCATTATCATAGTGGAACTGTATGAAACTACCGAACATTTTTCCAACCAATTCCTGGTATGATGCGAAAGCATAGTAAGTTGCCAGTCCACCCGTGGCACCTGCCCTCAGCAGATAGGTGTTGGTATAGGCCAGGTTGAATGGTTCAAACAGTGTACCACCCTCACCCCCTTCTGTCCTTGATCCCACAGTCCTCCTATTTAGATTCCTCACATTGATAACCTCATCTGGCAGTATGTAACTGTTTTGATTTTTCTTCAGTTCGAGGAAAGCATAAGATTCTTCTACAGCATTTGATGATCTCTGTCTATATCTATTTGTTGCTCTTTCTAGAGCCGTTTGATAATGTTTAGGGTCTAATTCTACGTCGATCATGCCCTCGCCGAGGTTGTTTTTCACATAATCGAATATTTCTTGTTGTCCTGTTTGAAGTTCTGACATACTCATATTTATAGTCATTGCCTATGCAATAAATATGTATGATATGCCTAGATTGTCGATTTTCAAGCCTGAAAAGGGTAATGATTACAAGTTCTTTGATCGTAACATCAGAGAGATGTTCACTGTTGGTGGGACAGACCTGCATTTTCACAAATACGTGGGGCCATACAACCAAGGCGAAAATCAGAAAGACGGCAAGGCAAGTCCCACGTCACCAAATTATACCGGCGATAGCCTAAATGAAAGGACCATACAGGATCTGTTATTTCTTGAAAATAGAGACAGGAAGTATGACGACGATGTGTACGTTGTCAGGGGGATTTACAATGTGCAAGATGCGGATTTCAACCTGTCACAATTTGGTATGTTTCTACAGAACGATACGTTGTTTTTGACTGTCCATTTGAATGACATAGTAGAACGAATTGGTAGGAAACCGATGTCAGGCGACGTAATAGAATTCCCTCATATGAAAGAAGATTACAGTCTAGATGAAAGTATACCGATAGCACTTAAAAGATACTACGTGGTAGAAGATGTCAACAGAGCCGCGGAAGGATTTTCCCAAACATGGTGGCCACACCTGTTAAGATTAAAAATGAAAACACTAGTAGACTCGCAAGAATTCAAAGATATTATCGGAGACTCGGCCACAACAGGCACTGTTGCCAACTACATGAGTACATACAACAGGGAGAAAACCATCAATGATCAGATTGTAGCACAGGCAGAAGCAGATGCACCTAAATCTGGATTCAACTACAGGCAATATTACGTGGCACCCATCGATGAGAGGGGTAACATCAGGACCGACAATGTCAACACAGAGCAAGACAGGGCCAGCAGTGATCAAACTGTAAACGCAGTCATTGACACACCAGCGTCCTCTCATTATGGATTTTACCTAGATGGGGATGGCGTGGCGCCAAACGGTAATCCCGCAGGATTTGGTATAACGTTCCCAACTTCCGGTGTTGACAAGGGCGACTACTTCTTGAGAACAGATTATCTACCAAACAGGTTGTTCAGGTTTGACGGAACCAGATGGGTCAAAATAGAGGATTCGGTCAGAATAACTACAACGAACAATGATTCACGTGCAAACTACAAAACAAGTTTTGTTAACAATTCGACTACTGATACAATCAACGGTTTGACAGTCGATCAAAGACAAGCACTCACTGAAGCGTTGAAACCAAAGGCTGACAATTAATGCTACATTTTTACGAAGGGCAGGTTAGGAAATTTCTGACTCAATTTATCAGGATATTGAGCAACTTCTCTGTAGAAACAGGTAAAGGATCCGATGGCACGGTACAGTTGAGAGCAGTACCTGTTGTTTACGGTGACCCAACGAGGCAGGTGGCAAATATAATCAGAAACAATTCAGAGAACGCATTAGCATATGCCCCAAAGATAGCCTGTTATGTGCGGGAATTAAACTATGACAGGGATAGGATGCAGAATCCTTATCACATAGAAAAACAACATCTAAGAGAAAGAGATGTGGGCAGTGATGGTAATTATACCAACCAATTGGGTGCTGGATACACCATAGAGAAAGTGATGCCATCGCCTTTCAGATTAGAGGTTTCGGCGGACATATGGACAACAAACACCGATCAGAAACTACAGATAATGGAACAGATATTGTATTTGTTCAATCCAGATTTTGAGATACAGAAGTCTGACAACTACATCGACTGGACCAGTCTCAGTTATGTGGAACTGACCGGTACAACTTTCAGTTCTCGTACGATACCGGTTGGTGCAGATTCCGAGATAGATGTTGCCACGATGACATTCAGCATGCCCATATGGTTGTCACCACCTGTCAAAGTCAAAAAACTTGGTGTGGTACAAAAGATCATCATGAGTATATACGACGACGACGGCGGAATAGCCAAGGGGTTGATAGATGGAGAGTTGATTTCTAGAAGTTATGTGACACCAAACAATTTTGGTTTGCTTGTGACCGGAAACCAATTACGGTTACTAGGCTCAACAGGAACCAATGTTAAGTCGGGAGGTGATGGATTCTATACCGGAGCAAACGAACCATCGAACTATGACCCTTTTGAGACATTTGGGCCTGCCGTGAACTGGAAGGTTTTATTGGATCAATATGGGAAGGTCACAAATGGAACATCACAGATAAGATTGAAACAGCCAAACGGAAATGAGATAGTTGGCACAATAGCGACAACAACGCTAGATGATACGATTTTACTCTACAGCATAGATTCAGACACGATTCCTAGCAACTCACTGACCGCTGTCAAGAAGATCATAAACCCAGCAACGTTCGATCCGGGCACACCCGCGAATGGCGACAGGTATCTTGTTATAAACGATGTGGGCGATTCCACTGCCTCATTCCAGAGTGACACTTGGGGAACACTAGTGGCAA